CGGTAGGGGGCCTGCTAGTGATTTGTCTCCACTAGAAGAGGACGTACACGTGTCAGAAACAAGGACCTTCGGTATCGCCATTCCGAATCACAGAAATGGTGACTGGGCTACAGCGGCTTGGCCGCTGAAAACCGGCAGTTTCACCGTTACTGGGACTAAGACGGGCGAGAAGGTACCCGGTTACAAAGCGAAGATAAAAGCAGGTCAAAATGCTTCATCTCCGTACTTTGTTGACACGGCCAAGGTTGTGAAAGCCCTACCACACAAGTACATCCTTACGAGGGTGTTGCGAGGCGGAGACGCCTACACACCCGTCTATAGGGATAGACTTGCGTCAGAAGGCTTTCACTGCCAGATGGCGAACTCTATCATGTCGGGAGTTATTCCGCATGTTAGTAGTCCTTCGACTGAAACGGACAATAAGGCGATAGTTCGTTTGCACCGACGGATCCGCGAGGAATCCTATAGTGTGAACGGTCTACTCGTTCTCGGGGAGCTCCGAGAGACCATTGGCCTGCTTCGTAACCCGTTCCGAGCTGTGCGGGAGAACTTTATAAAGTATACTGACACCCTAAAATCACAGGTGCCAGATATACGGCGTAAAGTTCGTCCGCGCAAATCGGATACGGACCGGTCCCTTAGCTACCGAAGAGCTAACGCTCTAAAGAATGCTATGGCCGGGACGTGGCTTGAGTTCCAGTTCGGTATTAAGCCCGCTATATCTGATACGGAGGATATAGTTAAAGGCTTAGACCGAGTAGTAGACACCTTTCTTGCGAAGAACAAACGCATGACGGGATCTGCTAAGGAACCCGGGACTACATTTAACGACTACGCGTACGGACCGGATGCTGTCTTTACCTGCGGCCAGATGACTGGCCGTCAGGACAGGATGACAAACAGTTCGATACGTTATGTCGCTATTTATAGACCCCGGCTAAGTGGTTCCACTGACTTCAATGGCAGGGCGGCAATGGAACTCGGGGTAAAACTCGAGAACTTCATTCCTACCGCATGGGAGTTGGTACCTTGGTCGTTCCTTATTGACTACTTTGTCAATATTGGACCGATACTTGAATGCTCTACGACGGGTCAGTTTGACCTGGTGACCTGCGTTAAATCAGTACGACAGCAAACGGTGCTCAATAGACAAGACGAATTTGTCGCGTATAGTGAGTCACCGCCAACTGCCGGAACCTGGTACGCACAGTCACTGGTCGGGGAAACCCTCGACTTTCGTTCTCTACTCCGTACGACAATCTCTCGTACAGTTAGTCAGTTTTTGCCAGTCCCGCAGCTCATTGCTAGCGTCCCCGGTTGGGGAAGCGTGAAATGGGCTAACATGGCTGCATTAGCTGCTAACATGAGAGATATCTCGCGGTTTCGCCGCGGCTAACCTTTCTACCATTTGGAGCCTAAAATTGGCATTCTCTCCTACGTCGCCCGTTACTGGCGCAGCCCAAACCGGTTTGACTTCGCCCACTTACACTCATGTTACGGACACCAGTCCGGACGTGAATGCGAAGCAGGTCGCGGTCACCGCGCTGGGTGGTACTCAAACGAACGTCATTGTTCACTCGGTGTCTGCTCCATTCACTGGGACCATGTTCCGGCCGAAGAACCCTCGGGTTCTCTCACCGGTCAATCCCATCACCGGGGTGCTGACGTCTGTTCCGACGAACACCTACAAAGTGATCACTCGGAAGGGGGTTCTGCCCCTCACCGGCCAAGCGTACAAGACCATGATCGTCACGACGACGATCGAGATCCCCGCTGGCGCGGATACTGCAGACGCAGCGAATGTCAGGGCTGCCCTTAGCTTCCACGGCGGTCTCCTTGCCCAGCAAAGCGCTGGGATTGGGGACACGTGTGTTAGCGGGGTGCTCTAATGAGGCTGCTATGGTCTGAAAAGACTATGCAGTCATTCTTCTGATTTCGGTCGTAATTCTTTACGTCCTGTTTCAGAAGCCTTAGAGTCCTGACATCACCGGAGATAGCATGTTTCCCTATAAGGAGCTTGTGCACCTACTGGACCTTGACATCCGCGCCGAAGGTGTGACCGGCCAAGAGCCGATCACTTCTGACTTGTCTATCCGACAGATCAGATGCCTTCAGCTCAGCAGGAGCTTCCTAAAGAAGCTGTGTCCGACGAGCGTTCCGGATCAACGACTGGTGAAAGCCAGCACAAGGGCGTTTATTGAGAACAATGAACGCCTTCCTGATCCAGATATCCCGTTTCGCTACCCTGCTGAGAACGACTTAGACGCTTTATTTTGGGATTACTTTCGGAGTAACCTTAATAAAGCTCTAGATCGTTCGGAGGACTTCGACCTGAACTTCATAGCTCAGACGATGTCCACAGGACCTGGAGCTGCTCTGGGGGCTGATGCAAGGACCTTCTACACGAAGGTCTTTCTTAGCCCTCTAACAGCAACCAGTGAGTACCTGATCGCGCTCTATCGAGCGGCTATCCTTGACTCTGAGCTTTGGTGCGAAGCCGAAAGGCAACGCACTGGTAGCTTTGGAGTCAGAATAGTTCAAGGTAATCGCCTGTTCTTCGTCCCGAAGAACGTTGAGGAACTGCGAACATGCTGTACCGAGGCCTCTGTAAATATGCTGTTACAGAAAGCTTACGGTGCTTACCTAGAGCGTTGTTTAAAGGAAGCTTTCAACATTACGTTGGACAAGCAACCTGACAACAATAGGTACCTCGCCTACAAAGGTTCGGTTGATGGTTCCTTTGGAACTATCGACCTATCTAAGGCGAGTGATAGCATCTCTTGGGCTCTGTGTAAAACTGCCTTGGACCCTCGGCATTGCCGGTGGCTCAAGCTTTTTCGTGCAGAGGAAACCACTCTTCCAGGTGGCTCTTCGATACCCTTGAGGATGGTGTCTACTATGGGAAATGGTTTTACATTTCCTTTGCAGACCCTCATGTTCGCGTCCGTGGTTCGTTCCGTCTATCAGTTGATGGATCTCCCCTCATCTGACCCTGCTGCTCACTTTGGCGTCTTCGGCGACGATATAATTGTCGTTAAGGACGCGTACCACTTTGTGGTACGCTGTTTAACCAAGTTGGGCTTTAGGGTGAACGAGAGCAAATCGTTTAATGACGGTTCGTTCCGCGAGTCTTGCGGCTCCGATTGGTATTCCGGGCACTCGGTGCGCGGAGTATACATAACGAGTCTTGAGACAACCTCTGACCTCTACTCTGCTATAAATCGACTAAATAAATGGTCGGCCCATAGTGGAGTGCCGCTGAGACGCGTCGTTACCTTCCTAAGAGATCGTTTAGTAGACAATAAAACTCTACTATTCGTTCCTCCGTCAGAAGGCGACGACGTCGGTGTCAAGGTGCCATTCGATCTAACTAGTCCGAAGGTCGATGACAACTATTGGTTTAGCTATAAAAAGCTAGCCAGTAAGAGTCGCCGGCTCAAGGTCCCTAGTACGGTCGAGGAATCGATAGTCTTTGGCTACAAGGATTTTAACCCTTGTGGCTTGGCTATTACCTTCCTCGGTGGTTTTGCGAGGACGTCGTTTCCACCTATAACCGAAAGGTATCTGACGGATGTTATGTCAGATATCCCAAAATCCCGCCCCGCATATATGGGGGTTAGGGAGGTCGGTGGGAGGAGTCGACGCAAAGTGGTCCGTACTTCCATTCCCTACTGGGATTGGGAAGGGCCCGAGGTACCTAAGACAGCTTTGGCGAGGCTGTCATGGTACCTGAGCTACGGAGTCTGGAAGGACTCCGTAGCGTACAATCTTAGCTTTTGCTAAGTTTGTAGGGTGTGGGTGAGCGATTATCCACACAGGGGAGGTTTGCTAGGCAAACCCC